TATGCAGAGTGACGGAAAGGTGCGAGCGCCACGAGCGTTTGCCCGCGGCTGTTGACTGCGACGGCATACGCGCCGGCACCAAGGGGGAACGGCGGCGGCGAGCTCTCGAAGTTGAACACCCCGTTCTGCATCACGTCGTTGGTCAGGTCGAAGGTGCGGCGAATCTCGCCCGTCGCGGCGTCGAGCTCGAGCAACTCGGCCCATGCGCCACCAGAGCTATACCAATCCGCGTTCCGCTTGACGCCCACCACGAACGTCCCGGCGGTCGAATTGGCCGCGATCGCGTTCTGCAACACCAGCCCGCCGACCATCTGGCGCCAGCGAATGGCCCCATCAAGCGAGCGGATCCCGTGGATGTTGCTGGTGCTCGCAGACGGGCGATACCCGCCCACGCACAACACTCCGGCGGATTCGAGCAAGGCGATGGCGAACGCGCTGGGGGCGTAGGACACGCCGCCGGGATCGCGAGCGCCGCCCACGATTTCCGGGATGTCGGTTTGGTACGTCGTGGTCCCGTGGACGTACGCGCGGCGGTAGCTCTCGGTGTCCACTTCCCACCCGCGGGACGTGACCGCCGTGAGCAACCCGTATCGGGTCGCGCTTGTCGGGTCCAGGTACTCGTCCGGCGCTTCGTCGTAGGCCGCGTCGAGGCGGGCCCGGGCAACTGTCACGTCGCGGACAGAGCCGTCCGGCATCTGATCCGCCTGCGTGCCGTCGTACCCCCACCCCTGCGCGGTGCGGGCAAAGAACACGTCGCCGCCGGACTCGATCGCTAGCGAGTAGATCAAGCCACCACGCGGGCGCTGGACGCCGTATTCGGATGGCCGAAATGTCCGATGGTCTTCGTACCCGTCGTCGCCGGTCTCGGTTCCCTGCGGAATGGCCCAGCGGCGCAGGCAGTTTCCGCCAACCGCCGTCGGGGTCTTGAGCGTGGAGTCGGCATATTGGATCTGGTAGAGGCTCAGGGCCGAGCGGTAGAACTCGCCCCACGCCTCTTTGGGATCTGGCCCAACGTCCTCGACCACCGCTCCGCTGATGGCCGCCGACCCAGTGATCGCGGCCCAGAGGTAATCCTTGCCGTTGTACGTCAGGCACCCAATGTCCTGCACTTCGATGGCGAACGCCGCCGACACCCGCTTGAGGTACGTCAAGTCTTCCGCGCGGAAGACGTAGATGTAGTGATTCGCGGCCACGAAGAGGTACGCCCCGAACTGGACCATCTTGGAAACGGTCAGGGGGATCTGCGGGCCGGTGATGGGCGCGGTGTAGGGCGCGTTGTGGTCGACGAGGTAGGCGGTGTGGGTGAATGAGTCGGGCGTCTCGAGATCGAACCGGGCGATCATGGTGATGGTGTTGGGGTCGGTGGTCTGCCCCGTGTCCTGCCCGATGGTCGCGATGTACCCCACGTCCGGGTCGGTGGCGTGCCAGCAGCAGCCGAAGGCGCCGTAGCCGCCCACGCTCGCCGGCGGCGGGTTCATGGTCGCGCCCGTGCCGCGGGTGTCGCGCAGCACCTGGGCCACGGTCCAGTCGGAGTTGAGCACCAACGCCTGCCCGATCCACGGGCCCGATACGCGGGAGGTGCCGGCCGTGATTTCGGTCGGGTTGGTGTTGTCGTAGCCGGTGACGCCCGAGGCGGTTCCGACCACGCCCATGCACTGGACGCGCGACCCCGCGCCCGCGCCGGTCGCGTCAAGCAACTGGCGGATCTTGTCGCGGGACGAGAGGTTGTACCGCTTGTTCCCGCCCTCGCGCGGCCACGCATTGCGCATGGCCGAAGGCGGGCACACAAGCCCGTCCTGCTCGGTCAGCGGCGGGGCGTCTGTAACGCCCAGTCGCGGAAGTTGGAACCGAACTCGTGGCATGGCGGGCATTCATAAGGCATCGCCGGGGGCCGGTCGCCCGATCCAAACCCCCGGCGTGCCGCAGGCTGGTCGGGCACGTCAATCAATGGCCGAGAAGCTGCTTGACCCACTTCCAGACGGACAGGTGTTCGTCGTGCAAGATCCACCCGCCGAACACTTCCAGCGCGAGGTTGGTGCCGACGGTCTGGTCTGGCGCGATGGCCAACGATGCGAGCGTGCAGGGTCCAAGGCTTTGCAACTCCGCGTCGGACAGGCCGGTGGTCAGGTCGAACTTGTAGAGGCGAATGCCCGTGACGACGTTGGCCGCGGCGTCGACGTAGCCGATGGCGGAGGTTGCATCGGTGGCGGTGGCCGCCTTGCTAAGCTCGGCACTCGTGACGGCATCGGACGAGAACAAGGCCGTGCCGGCGCTCATGGCGCCCGTGTCCTCGTTGATGACCGGGGCGGTGAACGTCGCCGTCGCCGTCAGGTTCAGGTCGGCGTTCGCCGTCGCCGAGCCGGTCAGGTCGACCGTGCGGCACGCGAGGATGAGCTGCAACTTGCGCTTGCGGAAACTGCCCGCGAACGGGGCGGACTTGCAGAGGGTCGGCGGCAACTGGAACGCGACCTTGGCGATGTCGGTGGTGGTCGCGGCGGCGCGGAATCGCAGGGCCGGGAGCTCGTTGGAACCGCCGGTCGAGACGATGGCGATGGCCGCGCTGGTAGTGACACCAACCGCGGTCACAAAGTCGCCGACGCTCCATGTGTTGACCGGGGGGAGCGGCGTGTACGAGCACGCGCCAACGAAGGGAACGCTCGACATGGCATGGGCTTCGATGTTCTGGTGCACGGGAGGCTCCTTCAGTTGATGCGCACGCCGTCGTAATCCAGCGCGGTGGCCAGATTCAGGACGCGGCTCGATGACGGGTTGGACAAGCCGATGGGTTCGTTGCTGGCGCGGGCGTCGTTCTCAAGAGAGAGCGCAAGGCGTCGCTCGGCCTCGGCCTGGGCATTGATGAGCATTTGGCTTTCGGCGGTCGCGTCCACGCGCATGAACGCGAGGGTGGCAAACGCGATGACCGTGTGATCGTGGCACGCGGACCACATCACCGGCCCGTTATCCGCGACGATCCGAGCCGGACGCCGGTACACCGGGAACCGAAGCCGCCATGCCTTGCTCGGGATCGGGTAGACCTGCATCTGGAAGATCGGTCGCCCGTCCGCGTTGCGCGGCGTCGATGGCGTTGAGTTGAGGATGATTGCCTGCCCGAAGCTGACGTAGCGCGGCACGCCCGTCATAAGGGCGTTGGACGCGCGATACCGCTCCATCTGCTGGGACGAGACGACCGCAGCCGACCAGCCCGCATTGGCCCCATCTTCCATGACGGGAATCTCGGTCATGTCCGGGACAGCGTACACGCCGTCGGGCATCTTGTACCGCACGGGGCTCGCGTCCACGCAGTCGGCGGAGGTGCCGTCGGGCGACAGAACCACGTCGACCCAAACCTTCATCCATTCCCAGAGGTGGCGATCGCACAGTTCGTCGATGCCGTCCTGCAAAGCGCGTGCGAAGCGATCGGCGTTGCCAACGTCGGTCGGAACAATGCGGATCCCTTCGGACTCGGCAATGATCGACACGCGCTCGGCAACGCGCAACTTCATCTCGGCGATGGACATGCCTGTGGACATTGGAAATGGCCGGTTTGCCAGCGAGCGGCATCGTGAACCGGCCATGAGATTGGCGGCGCGGGCTTTCGCCCACGACGGGAGGAGGGCTTACTGGACGATGTAGACGCGCTTGAGCGCGGCGGTCGTGGACGTGTCCGCCGTTTCGAGCGCGATGGCGTAGCGGCGAGCGGTCGCGCCGATGTTCAGCGCCGGCACGGACTCGTCGGTGGCGATGAGGCGGCCCGAGGTGTCGGGAGCCAGCATCGTGGTGCCCGCAGTGGCGTTGGCGTAGACGATCGCATACGCCTCGCCGCGGACGGCCAACTGCACCGAGCCGCCATCGCGCAGGTTGGCGACGGCGCCGGACTGCTTGTTGACGCTCTCGGAGTTGAAGGCGACGACGGTGCCGAACGGACCCTTCTGGCCCGAAGTGACCTGCGCGTAGGTCTTGCCGCGTTCCTTGTCGGCGGCGGTGCTGGTCGCGTGGTCGTGGGGATCAAGCTGGATCGCGTGACCCAGCAGGAGATCCTGGTTCCACGCGGTGCGCGAGCCCGCGGTGGCGTTGATGTTGTACCCGGTGTACGTGCCGTCGATGACCGTTGACGGGCCAAAGTACGGTGCCTGATTGCCGTTGACAGTCGTGGACATGGCGTGCTTCTCCGTCGGGCTCTACGCCCGCGTGTGCGTGAGGACCGACGATTACCAGGAGCCGTGGATCATGCCGACGGCATCGGTGGGGGTGCCGCAGCGGAACTGGCCCGCGTAGAACTTGGGCATCACGTAGGAGTTGGGGCCCGTCGCCCACTGCTTGGTCTTGCCCCACTTGCCCTTGACGGTGTGGAGCTTGAGGTTCGCGTGGTTGACGAACAGCATGGCGTCGATGGTGGCCAAGCCGCTGGGGAAGTTCTCGGTCCCCTGGATCATGCGGCCATCCATCTCGACGCCGAGGGGAGCGACCCAGTAGTCGCTGCGGCGCTCGCCGCCGAGCGAGTTCACGAAGTCGCGGTAGGAGTTGGCCTTGTCGAGCTCCATGTAGATGGAGAAGTTGGAGCCCTGGGTGTTGTTGCCCTGCTTGCCCTTGAACTGCGACAGGTAGCGGTAGCGCATGCGGACCAGCATGCGGGAAACGGTCTCGAGAAGCGTCTGGTTGATGACGCCGCCGTAGGTGGCCACGTTGGTCTGGGCGCGGGCGTTGCGGGCCAGCGTGCGGTCCAGGCCAGCGATGGTGCCGGTCACGGTGCCGTCGCGGAGCGTGGTGTAGATGCCGTTGCGCGCGGGCTCGGGCTGGCTCACGAAGGTGCCGCCGGAGGTCTGCGAGCGGGCGGCCCAGTACGCGGCACCCAACAGGCCATCCACGCCGTCGGAGTCGACGGAGTAGGGGGCGTTGAGGTACGCCTTGTCCAGCACCGAGACGACGGCCTCAAACGCCGCGTCCTCGTCGCCATCCTTCAGCTTGAACTGGAACCCATTGCTGGACTCCTCGTTGAAGCCGTCCATGACGAAGGTGTCGTACATGCAGTTGTCGTGCGACTGCCAGAACTTCGGCTTGACCGACATCTGGCTCATCACGTCCTTGCGGCGGCCCGTGACGGGACCGAAGGCGCCGTAGGGCTTCACGGAGTCGTCGCCGGCGTCCAGGACGCGGATCTGCCACGACTTCTGAATCTCGCCCTGCTCCTGCTCCATTCCCATCTGGGTGAAGTTGAGGTATGCGGGGAAGTTCAGAACCTTCTGCGTGGTGTAGAAACCACGCTCGATGGACGCACGCATTGAAAGCGTGGTCTCAAGCAAACGGCTCAGGGTCGGGGAGGGCATGGTCAAGCTCCTTCTGCTTGTCCAACCCGCCGGGCGTGCGGGCCGTGGTCAATGACGGCTCACGTCGAGCCGAGTGCTTCGTTCAACAGCTTCTGCGATTGGGCGAACGACGATGTGGCGGCGGCGGCTCGCTTGGGCGCGGCCTTCGCGGCCGGGGGTACCGAACGGATCTTGCCTGCCAGGGTCTTGGGCGCGGGCTTGGCGCTCTTGGCGGGTGGAGGCATGCCGACGAGTTTGCGGTAGGCGGCGGCGAGAATGGCCTTGGTCGGGGTCTTGTTGTTCGGGCCGAGCTTGAGTCCGGCGGCCTTGGCTTGGCTCCACACCAGGGCCCGCAACTGCTTGTTGGCCGGGATTCCCGCGTCGTCCAAGGCGGCGCTCTGGGCGGCGGCTGCCCGCTGCTCCTGGGTGGCAGATTCGGCCTTCTGCTGCTTGACGACGGCGCGGATCTGCGTCTGGCGCAGGCCCTCGATGCTCACCAGCGACTTGACCAACCCGGCCAGCGACTTGAGCGCGTTCGCGGACGCCGCGGGGAGTTCATCGCCCGCAGCATCGGCCTCGAATGCCTTGATCGCCTGATCCGCCACGTCCGTGGCAAGGGCAAAGGCGGCGGCCTTCTCGATGAAGGTCTCGGGCGTCAGCGGCACATCGTCGGCGGGTGCGGCATCGGCCTTGGTCTCGGCGGTCTTGTCGGCGGGCGCGGCATCGGCCTTGGTCTCGGCGGTCTTGTCGGCGGGCGCGGCATCGTCGGACATGAGGGCGACCAGCTCGTCCTCGGTCAGCTCGGCATCGGGATCCGGAGCGGCGTCTTCGGCCTCGTCGCTTTCGTCGGGCTCGGCGTTGGACGCGGACTCGTCGGATTCGTCAGCCTCTTCCGTCGCCTCTTCGGTGTCGGGCGCGGCCTCTTCCTGCGCGACGTCCTCAGCGGACTCGCCAGCGGTGGGATCGTCAAGATTGCGGAGAATCCAATCGAACATGGCTGCTTCCTCGGGCGCGTGGAATGATGATCGAACGACGACCATCTATGTAACGCACCAGAAATGGGCACCTAATGCGTAGGTTGTTCACCATTTGCGGCCACCCCTGCCTGTTGGCTCAGTTGCCGCTCGCGATTGAACCACGCCTTCTTCGCGGTCTTGGTCGGGGCGAACACGCGGCCCACGCCGTCGGCACCGATCCGCACGTCGCACCCGGTTCCGGCAAAGGTCTTGCGTACCTCGTCTGCTTCGTCGGGGTGGATGGCGATGTCCCAAATCCGCTCGCGCGTCCCCTTGAGTTCGTCGCCCTGCATGGCCTGGGATCGGCACTGGCCCTGCACGTCGGTCTCGGTGAACCCGCCACAATGCGGGCAGGTCAGCGCGTCGTGGTCGGCGTGCATGTGGGCGAAGTGCTCGGCGGTCTTGTGGCATTGCAGGCAACGGCGGACGTAGATGGGCATGGGCGATGTCCTTCACATTTCGTCGTGGTGCATGATCTCTTGATGGGCGTACTTTTCAACGTCGCCGCGAGATCCATCTGGCTTGAACCACGCGACGTAGAACCACGTCCTTGCGCCGTGGAAATCTGTGTAGACCTCGGTCGCGACGATCCGGCCAACGACGCGATCAACGCCGGCCGGCGCGACGAGCGTGACGTAGCAGCCGACCCCGAACTCGGACGTTTGACCTGGCATGGCGACTCCTTATCCCATCATCGCGGGCGCGTAATCGCTCTGCATCTGGCCCTGGCGTGTGTCGGCCCCCTTGCTCTGCTGCTGGGCCAACTGCTGCACTGCCTGACCAAACGCCGCCGCGTCTTGCGTCGGGTAAATCTTGCTGAGTTCGGGCCATTCCCATGCGTCCGCGAGCGCGTTGATCGCGCCGGACGGGTCGCCGCCGGTCGCCGCCACGTTCTGGACAAAGGGGATGATCTGACCCAGCAACTCCGTGATGGAGCGCTGACGCATCCGCGGGTCCATCGGCGTCTTGCTCGCGGTGATGGCCTTGTAGACCAGCGACTGGCTCGCCAAGTCCTCGCCCACGGGCATCGACGCATCATCGAGGATGACCACGCTCTGCCCGTTGGGGAGCGGAATCGGGATCTGGAGCGGCTGCTTGGGCAGGGCGTTGACATACCACGCGACGCGGGCCACCACGTCCGACAGGGCCTTGTCGCGCCGGGCGCGCCACGAGCCGAACACGATGTTCGCGTTTCCGGCCTTGATGGTGTCGCCGGTCGCGGTGTCGGCGCCCGAGTTCACGCCCTTGGCTTGGAGCACGCTGGGGCCAAAGCGGTTGACCAGGGCGGTGGCGAACCCATACGCCTGCACCACAGGATCGGTCATGCCGCCCATGACGATTTCGCCGACGCTGGAGGGGTTGCCCGGGATCGCCATGTCGGTTCGGCGGTCCATGATGTGGGCGATGGTCTGCTTGGCCTCTTGGCTGTACAGAATCTTGCGGCGCGCGGTCCAACCCTCTTCCACGGCGCGAGACGCGAGCGCCGCCGCGGCAATGTGGGCGTCCATGAGGACCGATGCGGGGCTGACGGGTTGCAGCGACCCAGGCGAGAACATGAGCGCCAGCGGCACGTACAGCGAGTCCTGTTCGGGCCCGAAGTGCTCGTAGGGCTCGATCAGGAACCCGTCGTGGTTGTCGTCGTAGTGCGGCATGGTCGCGCAGTAGCGCTTGCCCATGTGCTGGATTTCGATGTCGACGAGCTCGATCAGGTCGGTGGTGAACAGTTCGTCGCTGCGATCGCCGTGGCACCGATCGGTCTGCCAGAACGCCGGGAGCTTGGTAATCCAGTCCCGCGTTTCGACCGGGGCCACCGCGAGCAACATGGAGCGGTCGACGAGGTAGCGATCGGCCACGTACTGGGCGCGGTGCAGGTCGCCGCCGCACAGTGGGTCGGGGATCCAGTTGTCGATGGGGACGCGGGCCAGATAGGGCTGGCCGGGCTTGTACCGCTGCGACCCGAAGGGTTGCGGCATGGACGGGTCCATGAGCCGCATGCGGCAGACGCCTACCCCAAAGATGGAGTCAAGCACGAGCTCGCACGCCCGCTGCTCCATGTCGGTGTCCTCAGCGATCACCTGCATTCGGGCGCTGAGGATCTGGGCCGGCAGTTGCTCTTGGCCTGGCCGGGGCTCGGCTTTGGGCGTGAACCCGTCGGCGGTGAGGTGGGCGAGGTACGTGCGGGCCATCTCGCCGAGGGGCGAATCGGGCTGCATCCCCTTGAGGGCGTTTGGGATATGGGGGCCATCGAGGATGCTGTTTAGCCCGGACAGATCCCCGTATTCGACGTGGTGCCGCCCGACGTACTCGCTGACGGCCCGCCGCTGAAAGTTGCGCATGGCCACGATGGTGGCGTGCTTGTCCGCTCGCTCGATTGCCCGGCGGATTCGGTCAAAGTCGAGGTTTGCGAATGAGGACACAGCGCGGCTCCCGCCGCTCGCTGGTCCCGTCAGTATAGCAGAGGTTGAGAATGAGTCTCAACAGGCTATCGCACAGTCGAGCCTTCCCCGCGCGGCACAAGCCGGGTCATGTCGCCAAGCGGGTTGTTTCGCATGTGCTGCGCGATCCTTGCATTGGTGGCCTCTCGGTCGGCGTGCGCCTCGTCCTGGGCGTCGAGGAACCGCCCAAATGCCTGCTGGTCGGTGATGGGGTCCGTGCCCAGCGTGACGGCCAACGGCTTGGGGAGCATTGAGCCCGCGGCCTGCGCGAGCAGCGTGGTCGGCGCTGGCGGCTTTGGCTCGTGGACGTTCTCGTAGTCCAGCCGCTTCATGTGCGGGGATGGAGTGGTCATTCCTCGTCCTCTCTTGGCAAATGACCAATGAGGCGGGCGCCGCGGGTCTTGCGGCCTTTGTATTCGGCCCCGCTGTCGTAGATAGTCCGCGTGTGGATTGGTCCCAACGCTTCCCGCAGTTCCGTGAGCGTCAACTTCTTGCAGTTGGCGCAGAACTTCTCGCCGTCGATCGGCGGCACATTGCCGCACCGTTTGCACATCCGTTGTGCTGCGACCATGGGCTACTCCTGCTTTCATTCTACCCGCCCATGAGCGCGCGGTAGTAGTCGCCGACCTCCTTGTGCGCCACTTCCCCGCTGAACGGATCGACCGCCAACTCAAGATCCGTCGGGGCCATCTGGTTCAGAATCCGCAGCAACGCCACCCGCGCCAACACCCGATCCGCCCACGTTGCCCGCAACTCCGGCATCTCCGACACCTGCACATGCTCCGCCCGCGTCGCCGTCCACCGATACGCCAACGCCTCGGCCCGCGCCCGCTGGCCAGGATCTTCAAAGTGCCGCCCCTCCCATGCCACCCGCAGGTCCAATATCGCGTCGTTCAACTCCCGATCCGACGGTTTCCACCCCTCTCGCCCACCAGAAACGGGTAATTCGTACCCGATCAACTGACCCGCCATATAGAGCCCAGCCGGGGTATGGGCCAGCACGCACACCGCCTCGGGCTTGTACCACAGGGCCAGCCCAACCACAGCCCGCACCGCGTCGGCACTCGGGATCGACATTTCCGCCACCACCCGCCGGTTCTCGACCTCGGCCACGACCGCGAACGTCCGCACCTTGCCCTCGCCGGCGGCGACTCCGATCGCGTACCTCGCCCTTCTCGCGGGCTCCTGGTAGATCGTGACGGGCCCGGGCATCTTGGGCACCATCGACACCGCCTCGCGTTTCCCGCTCGCCAGGGCCACGTCCAGTTCCATGCCGCGGGGTGCCGCGAGCACGATGTCACAGGACCGCTCTGGCAACTGGATCGGATCGCGCATCGTCTCGCGCGGGAACACCGAGACGTGCCCAACGCCCTCCATGCCCATTATCATGTACCGCAGGGCGTCGCAAGCGTGGTCGTTCTTCTTGACCACCTTGCCGGTCTTGGGGTCGTAGCCGTACCCCTCGATTTCGCCGATCGTCTTGAGCATCCGCGAGTCAAAGAACAGCCGGTCGGCCTCGATCATGGACCGCGTTGCGGCAATTCCATCCTCGACGGCCTTGTTCGCCAGCGTGACTTCCATGCCCTCGGCCCGCATCGCGCCGATGAAGTCCGCCGCCGCGGAGTCGCAGATGATCTTGGCGATAGGCACGTCGAACGCGGTGGCGATCTGGACCAACTCGCGCACGGCGGCGAGCCGCATCCGCTCGGTCATGCCCGGCGCGTACCGCTCGGCGACGAGGAACACCCGCCCACTGGTGTCCTCGAACGCCAGCAGCGCCGCGAAGGCCGCCGCGTACCCGTCGTCAATGGCGATCCACGCGCGTTTCCAGTCCCGGCGCCCGCGCACCTCGACGATGTGCTTTGCGCGATCCCAGCAGCCGTAGACCAACCCGTCCGCCGACACCCACTTTCCCAGCACGTACCGCAGGTACATCATGCCGGTGTAGTTCTTGAGGTTCGCGACGTACTCGGGCGGCAGGTGCGGGTTGTCGAAACTGGTGGTCGTGATGAGGTGGGTGCCGGGCCGCGCCGTCTCGCCCGACGCAATCCCGAACCGCTTGGCCAGGAAGTGCGTCGGCGGGCCGGGGTTGCACGCCGCGTAGATTTGGAGCGGCAGCCCGTCGATCTTGTGGCGGATACGCCCGATGAGCGTGTCCCAAAGCTGCTCGTCCGCGTTGTCGGTGGCCTCGTCAAACCCGACGCCGGAGAACTCGCGCGAGCCGAGCTTGGAGAGTTTGTCGACCGCCTGATAGTGAATCTCGCCGCCGCCGTAGATTTCAATGCGGCGATCCTTCTTCCAGTGCCGGTACGACCCTTCGGGCAGGATCGGGGGGGTGGTCGACGTGCCCGCCAGCAGCGTGCGGAGCGTGGTGGCCTCGAGATCCGTCAGCCGCAGGCGGCACAGCAGTTCGATCGCGCCGGGCATCTGGGCCCGGTATCCGGCCTTGGTGCAAAGGGCGACGGTCTTGGCCGCGCCGTAGGCACCAGAATACAGCACCTCGCGGTATCCGCTGAGGACGAACGCCTCTTGCTTGGGCAACAGCTCGATGGCGGTTTGCAGCACACGGCTACTCCCGCTTCACAGGGTCCGTGATGGGCAGGAACATCCCCTTGGGCGGAGTCTGCCCGGCAAAGACCACGGTGAGGCTTGGGGTTTGGCCGTTCCGGTTCGGCCCCTCGTTGGTGTGGGGCTTGCCGATGAACCGCTCCATGTACCAGAGCACGGCGCGGGCGCGGGTCGAGTCATCCGCGCACGTCAAGAGGCCCCGGAAGGCGGAAAGCGCAATGTCCCGCGTCTTGTCATCCCGTAGTGCGGCGATGATCTTCGCGTCAAACTCGGGCTCTTCGACCTTGGCGGGCGGCTTGGGCTTGGCTGCTCGCTTGGCCATTCATCGCCTCCCTGTTCGCAACGGTCGCGCTTCGAGCCGCGACAGCGGGGCACGGCCAACCGTCATGGCCGCCTTGATCGACTCCAGCGCCTGCCGCGCCCACACCCGGAACCCCATCGCGTGCGGGTGCGAGGCGTCGTTGTCCGCGCCCGTCCAACCCATGAGCTCGGTCACGTCGGTGGAATACCCGCCATGGAGCTTGGCCAGATCGACCAGGCACGCGCGCGGGTGCCGCGCCACGAAGTCCTTGGCGCCGAGCCTGTAGAACGTCAGGTTCGAGTCGCTGCTGGTCTGCGGCTGAGGCAGGACGACGACATAGCCGAGGTTCGCCTTGCTCCAA